AATTATTGTCAAGCTTTACTTATATCGTACCAAGAATATCTGAAGCTTGCTGTGGCAGTAATAGTTGGAGTGTCAGCGTCGGTAGAATTAAATTGAATTGCAGATAGTGATATTGGAAAAATATCAGTGAATTGTACCGTAATTTTTCTGTTATTTAATCCACTTAGTATGTTCAACATACCATCCGAGTATTGTGGCTTTGGTGCATAATATGCTACAGGTGATAGATTCTTTAGATTTTGGTATTCTTCGAAATTAGTAGGAAAAGTCATTCCTCTTAACCAATTGTGAATATCTAACCAAGCTTGCAATTCTTCATCAACAATAAAGGTTACATTCAATGGTTCATATACTAGTTTATCGCCAGGTCTGTATAGATCAACAAATGGTGTTACTTGTGGAATTTCAGCCGTAGAAACACCAGGTAAATTTGCTTCTTGACAGAAATACTGTGTATTGCTTATTCTAGGAAAAGTCAATACAAACTTTGTAGATTGTAAGAAATTGGTATTCTGTGGTTGAGGAACTAGTTGAGCCATTTTATCTCCTTATGGAGTATTTATATAAAAAAAGAGAGTCCCGAAGGACTCTCTTAAAATACCACTCTGTGGTGGTTTCATCACATTAGGTTCTTAACCCCGAAAATGCGATAGTACACATTGCTACGAGCATCTAAGTTGCCATTGCCTTTTACTAGACCTTCAGCAAATGGGTTAGCTACCATACCGTAACGAGTCTTGAATCCAATTTTTGGTTGGAATGTATACTGGTCAACAGCACGAACCATTTGTAGTGGAACATATGGGCAGTAGAACAGACCAGCGTCATAAGGAGAAGAACCCTTATATCCAACTGTTACTAGTTCTTGGTTGCTTGTGTAGCCACCGAAGTATGGATCGATGTAAACCTTGATACGACCATGTAGTAGACCAGCGAAGGTATTGCCTGTGTCATCTACTTGTAGATCAGCTTGTAGAGCAGGTGTGTATTGTAAAACACCAGCCATAGCCATAGCTGAAGCAACATCTGAAGAAACGATCAGAACATTACCTTTTCCTCTACGAGTCTGCTTTGCAATTACATTAGCATCACGCTCGATTTGGAAAATCAGACCTTTGAAACGCTCAACTGACCAACGGCCATTTGAATCTGTGTCTAGGTCGAAATAACCAGCAGTTGTTGTACCATACTGAGCACCAGCAACAGCAGTGGTGTAGATTGTACGAATAACTTCACGGTTGATTTCAGCTAGAATTTCTGTTGACAGAATGTTGCTTAGTTCTGTCTCAGCATCTAGACCATGGATTGCTTTCAGGTCTTGTGCTAGTTCTAGTGAGTATTCAGCTTTCAATGCACGAGATTGAGCAGTTACAGAAACTTTCTCAATGCTAAATGCCATTTGCTGGAATACAGCGTTAGAATCTGAACCCAAGAATTCAGCAGTTGCAGTCGGCATAGCAATACCAGTTGTGTAAGCATTAGCTGCTAGGCTGGCGACTGGGTTTGTACCAACATCGGTTGCTGGAGTACCCGCAAAACCGTATGGGTTGTTTTGTGAGCTAGTACCAGAGAAGATAGTGTTAGCTTCGTTGTAGAAAGCTTCGCTACCGTTTTGGTTAGCATATCTTGCTCTCATTGCAAAGATCAGTCCTGTAGGACCTGTCATTGGCTGAACGCCAGCAACATCATAAGCAATCAGGTTAGGTAATGCACGGCGAACTAACGAGATCAGGATTGGGTCAAAGTTCTGAACACCACCTGTGATGTTAGTAGGACCAGGAACAGCTTCGTTTAGAAGTGCACCATCTTGTTGCATAGCGATTTGTTGGTTCTCAAGAACCATCGCTGTGACCGCTTTCTTATAAGGGTCTTTAATGGATTCTAGTTCTGGATGCTCCAGAACTGGCTGCCATTTCTTTTGTAGTTGTTCGGAAAGATACATCTAAATCTCCTTTTTTATTATTGGTTTTTTATTTATTTTGCCAAAGTTTTAGTGATTGCCTGAGCGTAAGCATTCATCATTGGGTCTGAAGATTTAACATCTTTCTTATCTTCATCTTCAATTTGAATTTCTTCGTTCAGATCAGACGATTCGGCAGCTTTTACTTGACTTGGGAAATATGATTCCTTGATCGTTTCTAGCTTCTCTCCAAAATCTGCTTCAGTAGTAAATTCTAGACCCTCTGCGAGTGCTTTGACTTTTTCTACTTGAGTCTGAGTAAGGCCTTCACATGCTGCGTGGATAGCCTCGATTTTTTTGTGTTCGTTGATTGCTTTTGTGAATTCAACATTCTTTTGAATTTCTTCATTTAAAGAATCTTCTAGTTCTTCAACACGACCAACTAATTCTTCTACTGCATCAACTTTTTCTTCTGGAATATCGATATATGATTCTACGAATAGATTGCGTAGCTTACCAATGAATTCTTCAACGATTTCAGCACGAAGGCCTCTTTCGACTGCTAGTTCATTTTGCTGCATCCATTCTTCAACCATATAGGTCAGATAATCATCCAGTTTTTCAGCTAAGTCTTCCTTAACTTGCTCGATAGCAACTTGGAATTCTTCTGTTAGATTTGATTCAATTGATTCAATAATTGTTTCAACTCTCGACAGAACAGCCGCTTCAAAAATAGTTGTTGCTTTATTTCTGAATTCGTTAGATAGGTTTTCACCTTCTAGTAGTGCTGCAACATCATCAGACATATCTATTCCTTCGTGATATGACTGGAATGTAGCACCAGGATTCATAGGCATTGTTTGTGGTGCCAACTTACCTGCGATACGGTCACGAATGTTAGCCATATCTGTAGCGTCAGATTGCTGAATAGTTCTCAGATCACCACGACCCATTGTCTCTTGTGGTTGACCAGAAAGCTTCTTCATTGGCTCTGAACCTACAGGAGGTGTTGCTCCTGGTGGAGTTGCTGTAGGAACACCCTTTGTGTAATCAGGTAGTTGCTCATCTGTTTTTTCAGGATCGTCACCGATTAAACCTACATCTTGGGTACCGTAAGCTACACTTGATGGTAGTTTTGATGGGGAATCTTGGCCACTTCTTTTAGATGCAACAGATGCGTCTAAAATTTCTTTAGCGGCTTCAGAAAGATTGAATTTAGGCATTTTAGAAATCTCCTTGTTTTTCTATATTGGATATTTATAATTAAAGTTTTTTTATGAAGTTTTCAAATATGCGTAGACTAACTTGTTCAATCTCTTTTCTACTCGCCTGCTTAATTTGACGAATAGCTTGAGTTTGATCTTTGTCTGTCCAAACGCCATCTACTAACATCCACTCTTTACCTTCCATAATACCCTCGACAAAAGCTCCGGGCGCAGAAGGATCTGCTACAATATCAGCCGCTGTGGCAAGATAAAAGTCTGGTTGAACAACATTGACACCGTTCACATTTTTGAGAGAACCTAAACCTCTAGATGATACGCCTACTTGGCCACCACCTTCAATGATTTTTTTAGCAATGTTGCCCATAGGTGTATCTAACACCTTTGCTTTACCAATCCACTGAGTACCGTCCTCACGCAATCCTGTAATTAAAATAGCAACACGGTCCAAGTTGATTGTAGGAGTGTCTGGATGTCCTAGTTCTCCAAAAGCACGATTTTTGTTAATATAATCTTCAGTATAACGATGAACTTCTTTTTTCATCGTATTGTATTCATACAAACGACCATTCTTGTTTTTCTTTTCTGCTACAAGAAATGGTCCTTCAATGTATAATTGTTTTTGTCCGTCTTTATCTTCTGTGAGATAATTAACTGTGTCATAAACTTCTTTGATGAGTTTCATATTTCTTTCCTGTTATGGAGTAATACCGTATGGTGGGTAGTTGAATGCTGCCGGATCATTAAACTGACCACGCTGATAGTATGCATTATCTTTACGCAGTTCTAGAATAATTGTATAGCTTGCATTAGCAACTTGTCCTCTGGTATGAATGCTAATATCACCATTTGTGTTCGCTGTTACTGTAGGATTCTTAATTGTAATCCAGTTGCCTGCACCATCATATTCTCCATTACCTTGCATGAATAGAATTGGTACACCAGAATCTGGTTCTGCTTGTGGACTATTGTTTGCTCTCCAGTATAATTCTACTGATCCTGATCCTGTATCTGTATCATACCAGCAACGATTAACAGTTAAACCATAGTATGGTTTAGCAGTATTGCTTAAGCTCAATCCACTTCCTAGTGGTACATTATTAGCGTCTAACGCTCCATATAATGTGTTTGCTTGAATTCTAGCAATATTTTCTTCTTGTCCCGAACCATCAAACAATCCAGTTAACTTAATAACTGTCATTTGGGTATCATCTTTTAATACTTGATATGAAAATGAGTTAGCCATTTCTTAATCCTTAGCTTTATAAGTTACATGTTTCCAAGCAAAGTCTGCTACTTTCTTAAAATGAGTTTTGCTCTTGTGAGCCATATCTGAAATCTTTTTCTTGTTTTCATCATTGACAGCACCATGAACTTTTAATATGGCATTTGCTGTCTGTGCATCAACTTTCATTGAAGAACCATCTTTAAATTTAACTGATTTAGCAGCATGATTATTTACAATATTCTGCAAATGATGCATAACATTTTCTTCTAACGGCTCTGCTTCAAATATCTCTAATTCTGTTTCTTCTGCTGCCCAATTTTTTTCCATATAAGGAATGGTAATATATTTGTTCAGCTTATCGAT